CTGAACCAGCACCGGAACCACTCAGCCCCGATCTTGTGAAAGCACTGGCCTATGGCTCGAAGGCTGGTTGATTCAAACACCCGCCGCGAGGTGCGCCGTCAAGGCGCATTGCTCGATAGGCTGACGGTTCAATTCCGTGGCCGTCTTCAGCGTGAGATCGCAACCGCCATGCGTGAGATGGTCGAGCATTGGGAGCAGACCGGCAACGTCATCTTGCCGCGCGACTTCCGGGACCGCATCGAAGCGACTTATCGCCAGATGGCAATTGCCTCGATCACCACATTCGGCTCTCGCATCATGGAGCAAGCCAAGGCGCGAGGCTTGAAGCTGGAGACGAAAGAGAGTTTCGCCCAGATCATGACGCGCAGGGCGTTGCGCTTTATTGAGCAAGAGGCGATTCGCCGCCGCATCACAGAGGTTACTGAAACCACGCGCGATCAAATAATTCGGGCAGTTCGGAAAGGATACGAGGACGGCTTGGGCCAACGCGGCACTGCGTCATACATCCTCGATCTGGTGCCGCAGATTTCGTCCTACAGGGCAGAGGTGATCGCCCGCACCGAGACGCACGGCGCTGCCAATTACGGCTCACAGGAGGCCGCAAAGCAGACCGGCTTGCCATTGTCCCGCGAGTGGCTGTCCGCTGCCGATGACCGCACCCGAGAGACGCACCGCGAGGCAAACGGTCAGGTTGTCGGAATGGACGATACGTTCCGCGTGGGCGATTCTGACCTAGCCTTTCCCGGCGATCCATCCGGCCCCGCCGATGAGGTTATCAACTGCCGTTGCGCCGTTGGTTACATCGTAGACGAAGCCGCCCTTGAGGCCATGTTGTGATTTCAATCAAGCAATGATATATTCCCCTCATGCCTAGCCCCGGCCCGACCGAAAACGAAGACGAGTTCATCTCCCGTTGCATGAGCGACGAGGAGGCAATGTCTGATTTTCCCGATGAAGATCAGCGTTATGCCGTCTGCATTTCCAAATGGGAAGGCAAGGCCGATGGGTTCTCTCCCAACGAGGCAATGGCACGAGAAGCCACACGCGGCCTTGATTGGCGTGATGAGTTCAATCGTGGCGGCACCGAGATCGGCGTTGCCCGCGCTCGTGACATCAAGAATCGCCGCAACCTTTCGCTCGATACCGTCAAGCGGATGGTGTCTTACTTCGCCCGCCATGAGGTGGACAAGCAAGGCCAAGGCTTCTCGCCCGGCGAGGATGGCTATCCGTCCGCTGGCCGCATCGCATGGGCGCTTTGGGGCGGTGATCCTGGAAAGTCATGGGCCAACGCAATAGTTCGCAGAGAAGAGGGCGACAAGTTCATGTCCGAACCGATCCAGCATAAGAACGTATCCCTCACGCTCAAGCGCGAACCGGATCAAGATGGCGTCTTCGAGGGCTATGCCTCAGTCTTCGGCGTTGTCGATCAGGGAATGGATGTGGTCGAACGCGGCGCATTCCGAAAATCGCTCGGCTCTCGTAAGGTCAAGATGCTGTGGCAGCACGATATGAGCCAGCCCATTGGCGTCTGGGATGACATTTACGAGGACGAGCGTGGCCTGTTTGTCCGTGGCCGTCTGCTCAAGGAAGTAGAAAAAGGCCGCGAGGCAATGGCGCTTCTCCGCGCCGGGGCCATCGATTCCATGTCTATCGGCTATCGTACAATGGAAGCCATCCCCGAGGGTGATGGCCGTGTTCGCAAGCTGATGGAAGTGGACCTATTCGAGATCAGCCTTGTGACGTTTCCGATGTTGCCGGATGCAAAGGTGACGAACGTCAAATCGATCACCACTGAAAGAGATTTCGAGCGTTTCCTGCGCGATGCAGGATACTCCCGTAAAGAGGCCGTGGCTCTCACTCTCCACGGATTCAAAGCCCTACAGAGACAGCGGGACGCTGGCGATGAAGAGGCCGTAATCGAGGGCGTCGATGCCCTTTTACAGTCACTGTCAAAGCTAAAGGAATCCCTGCATGTCAGAGGAAATCAAGAAGGCCATCGGCGCGGTTGACGCGCTGCACGCCGGATTCGAAGAGTTCAAGAAGGCCAACGACGAACGCCTTGCCCAGATCGAGAAGAAGGGCAGCGCCGATGTCGTGACCGAGGCCAAGCTTCAGAAGATCGAAGCCGATCTTGAGAAGGCCCAGAAGATCGCTGACGAGGCCGTTCTGGCTTCCAAGCGTCAGTCCCGCATCGTCACCGACGAGCGTGGCGAAGTGGTCGATCTCGACCGCAAGGCCCAGGAGTGGGCTTCCATGAATGCCCGCCGCCGTGGCGCTGTTGCTGGTTCCTTCGGCGCTGCCGACATGGACGGCTACAAGGCCGCGTTCGACACCTTCCTCCGCAAGGGCGAAGAAGTCATGGGGCCGGACGAGCGCAAGGCTCTCTCGGTCGGCACCGATCCCGATGGCGGTTACGTGGTCAATCCCGACCTCTCTGGCCGGATCGTGATGAAGGTCTTCGAGACCAGCCCGATGCGTGCATACGCCTCGATCCAGGTCATCTCTTCTGATGCCCTCGAAGGTCTGTTCGATCTCAACGAAGCCTCTTCGGGCTGGGTTGGCGAAACGGACAGCCGTCCTGAGACCAACACGCCGCAGCTTGGCAAGTGGCGCATTCCTGCCCACGAACTCTATGCGAAGCCCAAGGCAACGCAGAAGCTGCTCGATGACGCCTCGATCAACATGGAAGCATGGCTTGCCTCCAAGGTTGCCGAGAAGTTCGCCCGTGACGAAGCCAACGCTTTCGTTGTCGGCAACGGCGTCAACAAGCCCCGTGGCTTCCTGACCTTCCCGTCTGGCACCACGCTCCCCGGCACCATCGAGCGTTTCGATACCGGTGTGAACGGCGCATTTGCTGCCGCTCCGAACGGTGGCGATGTTCTCATCAACGCGCTCTATGGCCTCAAGCAGCAGTACCGCGCCAACGCAACCTGGTTCATGAACCGCGCCACGCTCAAGCTGACGCGCAAGCTCAAGGACTCGGACGGCGCTTACCTGTGGTCTCCCGGCATCGCTGCCGGTCAGCCCGCTTCGCTGCTCGGCTATCCGGTCGCGTCCTTCGAGGACATGCCCGATCCGGCCACGGACTCGCTCTCCATCGCCGTTGGCGATATGCGCGAAGCCTATCAGATCGTGGACCGCCTCGGCATCCGCACTCTGCGCGATCCCTATTCTGCCAAGCCCTACGTTGAGTTCTACACCACGAAGCGTGTGGGCGGCGATGTCGTGAACTTCGAGGCTCTCAAGCTGATCGAGTTCACTGCCTAAAGCACTAACGCGGGGCGGCAATAACGCCGCTCCGCAACCACGCCGATAAGAAGGATTCTTGAGATGCGTGATATGCTTTCTAACAAGCAGGTTGTCCTGCTTGGCACCGTGACCCTCTCTGGCACCACTGCCGGGGCTACTTCGTGGGTTGACACCCGTGGCTTTGATGCCGTCACTTTGATGCTTGCCACCGATACCGTGACCGATGCTGGCGCTGCTGCTGGCTTCACATTCACGGCCCAGCACTCCGACACGACCGTTGCTGGTGACGCTGCGGCCATTGTCGCTGCTGATTCGGTTAATGGCACGATTGCCCTGTCTGTCACTGCCGATGGCGATGACAACAAGATAATCGGCGGCATCGGCTATAAGGGCAGCAAGCGTTATGTTCGCATGAACGGCGTTGGCACCACCGGCACCGATGCGACCGTCAAGGTCTACGGCATCCTCAATGTGCCGCACCGCGCTGCCACCACCTTCGTCGGCAGCAACGTGGCCGCTACCTAAACTTGACTAAGGGGCGGCTCCTTTAATGGGGCCGCTTCTCTCATCGTAAAATCTGCAATTGATTTGTTCACAATGATCGCGCCGTAAGGATGCAGGGCTGATGCCGACGACAACTGGTTTCGCAACTGACCTCATCACGTTCTCGCGCGGAAGCCTCGCCACCGTTACGGACAGCAACGGCTACATCAAGTGGGCACCGCATAATCTGCTGCTGGCGTCAGAGCAGTTTGATACGAGTAGCTGGACACGCGGAAACATTGCGTCAATTACGGCCAATGCAGTAGCGGCTCCTAACGGGACTACTACGGCTGACCTCATTGTTCCGAATACGACAAACGGCTCTCATCGCGTTTACACTACTAACTTTACCGCAACAGTTCATACTTTTGGGTGCTTCGTTAAGGCAAATGGATACACAAAAGTTGGACTTCGTGAGAGCGCGACATCTGGTGCTGGAGCAGCGTTCAGCCTTTCTGGTAGCGGTTCTGTTTTGGCGACATATGACGCAAGCGGTGGAACCGTATCTGCTGCAACAATTACCAGCTTAGCCAATGGCTGGTATCTGATCTATTGTACAATCACCTTCTCATCGCCTACTGCGACGGCGTTCGGGCTTAATTTTTTGAGTCCCTCTTATACAAGTGGCGACCTTGAAGCGTCATGGACGCCAAACGGCACTGATGGCATTTACGCATGGGGTGCCCACCTCTACCGCTCCGACCTCGGCGGCATGCAGGCGAATGCCTCTGCCTACCCGATGTATAACCCGAGCACGCGCCGGAACCTGTTGGGGTTCACGGAACTCCTGACTACGGGCTGGACGAACACGAATACCACGGACAGCCAAGTTGCTATTGCTGCGCCGAATGGGTCTGCCAATTCCATTGATGTAGCAGCTACGGCTGGCAACGGAACGCTGCTGGCTTCTCTAAGCCTGCTCGCAAGCCCCTATACGTTCTCTATCTGGCTGCGGCGCAAAACGGGCACTGGCACAATTCAGATCACGGTGGACGGCACGACCTATGTCACGGCAACGGTAACTGCGGACTGGCAAAGGTTTTCAACCACACTTACTCCGTCTGCTGGAACGCGAACTCCCGGCATTCGCATCGTAACCTCTGGCGATGCTGTCTATGCATGGGGCGCACAGCTCTCCGACAGCGCCTCGCTTGACACCTACGTCCCCAACTTCGGCGCAGCCCCCTCCGCTGCAGCAGCACATGGCCCGAGGTTAGACTACGATGCGGTGACGTTGGAGGCGAAGGGGCTGCTGGTGGAAGAGCAGCGGACGAATTTGCTGCTGCGGTCGGCAGAGTTTGATGTCACAGCAACTTGGACAAACTTAATAGGCGGCACTGGAACAAATTCAGTCAGAACTGCAAACGCCGGTGTTGCCCCAGATGGTTCTTCAACTGCTGATCGCCTTCAACTCACGCTAAACGGTGGAACTACCGCCTCCGATGCAGTTCGTATTAGGCAAGCTGCAACAACTACTGCGGCAGCGCATACGTTATCAGTGTGGCTTAAATCATATGATGGCGTGTCAACTTACACGATGGCTTTACAACTTGGATCAGTGTCTCAAAGTGTTACTGTAACCGGGCAGTGGCAGAGATTTTCTCTTACTACAACGACCTCGGCGGCTGTAAACGCAAACGACATATTCATTCGTGGAGGGCAAACGCCAACGCACAGCGACAGCGTTGATGTACTCGCATGGGGCGCGCAGCTTGAAGCAGGTTCCTTCGCCACCTCCTACATCCCCACGGCTGCTGCGTCCGTCACCCGCAACGCCGATGTGGCAAGCGTGGGCGTGAGCCAGTTTCCGTATAGCGCGACTGAGGGGACGCTATTTATCAGTGCAACAACAATATCAACAGCCGTGAACTTCAACCGTTATCTTGGGCTTTATGTGGCATCTTCTCCCGCTGGAAATCGCTTGGTGGATCTTAGCAAGCTAAACAGCCAGTATGCGAACTACAAATCAAGCGATACACAAACAACAAGTTTTGGCACGTGGCAGCAAACCGGCAAAATTTGTGCTGCGTATAAAGTGGATGACTACGCATTTGTTGCGAACGGAGGAACCGTAGTCACCGATACTGCGACGAGCGGGCTGGCAACTGCTGACACGATGTTTATTGGACATTATAGCAATACAAACCAACTAAACGGCCACATCCGCCAGATCACCTACATCCCGAGAAGGCTTGGAAATTCTGAGCTCCAGCAAAGGACAGCATAATGGGCAACGACCTGATGTACCGCGCCACCGACGAGGCCACATGGGACGCATGGGCTGCTATCGTGAGCCTCACCTATGATGATCGTCCCAACGGCTGCTACATTGACGAAATCGGTCCCGTGGTTGTTACTCCGGCTGTTATTGGCCCCGATGGCGAGATCATCACGCCCGCCGTCATGGACAACCGCTACCATGTCAACGTGCGCCTGATCCAGATCGCAGGGCCGCTTCCTGATCCGCTGCCAGAAGACTACGTGCCGCAGGGCCACGATCCGGCTGTGCTGGCCCAAGGTGGACCCGGCGTTGAGTGGATTGATCCGGTGACTGTCAACAATCCCCGGCGCATCTGGGCTGGTGGGATGAATTACTACATGCCAATCGCATCGGAGCAATCAAATGAAGGTTAAACTCATCCGCCAGTTCTCTTGTGCGCCGGAAGGCCACACGGTTGTGCGATTCGATGCTGGCTCGATCCTCGAAGGCAACCTTGCCGTCTTGGCGATAGAGGAAGGTGCTGCTATTGAAGTGGCAGAGATGCCGCCGCTCGAAACCAAGATCGAGACGCCAAAGAAGAAAGCCAGGAAAGGTTAATCCATGAGCCTTCGCGCCGCCGTTCCGCTTTATCAGTTCCGGGGTTCTGTTCTTACTTCTGCCCCCGCATCCGAGCCGGTGACGGCTGCGGAACTCCGCACGCATCTTCGCACTGACTCGACGGAACTCCCTGACGCGGAGGCGAATACGCTCATCACGGATGCCAGAACCGAGATCGAGAACATGACCGGCCTTGCGTTCATCACGCAGTCGTGGCGGCTCTCGCTTGATCGTTGGCCCGCTGGTGGCGAAGCATGGTGGGATGGCGTGCGTGAGATGTCGATCACCGAACTCTATCGCACTAGCACTATTCAAAGCCTTGCCATCCCGCGTTGGCCTCTTCAGTCGATCACATCGGTAACAGTCTACGACGAGGACAGCAATGCAACGGCAATCACGGTTGCCAACGTCTTCGACATTGACATCTACCAGACGCCTGGAAGGTTGACACTCAAGCGAGGCCAGACTTGGCCCGTTGCTCTGCGTGCTAATGACGCCATCCAGATTATCTATGTGTCTGGATTCGCCAATGCAGCAGCAGTGCCGTCTCCGATGAAGCGCGCCGTCAAGCAGCTTGCGGCTTTCCTCTATAGCAACCGTGGCGATGACTGCGATGCAAGTGATGCCTATGACGCATCCGGTGCTTCAGTAATCATGGCTCAATATAAGGCATTGAAGATATGACCTATCCCAGCAGTCTCGACATTGCGCGCGGGCTGGCTTCGGGTTGTCGGTCATTCAATAAGTTCGGGCGCAATATTGCCATCGGTTCTAACTTTACGCCTGTCACACGTTCCGGCTTCTATCGCACGCCCCAAGCGAACGCAGCGGTTAGTCTCCGCATCAAGGCAGGTGGCAATGCCAACGACACGGCCAACGGTTCCGGCGGCAGAGAGGTCACGCTTGTAGGGATCGATGCCAATGGCAACCAGCAAGTCGAGGCGCTTGCCACTGCTGGGGCTTCAGCTAGTGCAGCCACGACCACATCATTCATCCGGTTGTTCGATGCCTATGTCTCGAAGTCTGGCACCTATGCGACCCAATCCGCCGGATCACATGCCTCTACAATCGTGATTGAGAGGTCTACAGGCGGCGAGGATTGGGCAACCATTGCGGATGGCGCACTAGGCCGTGGCAAGACCGAGATGGCGGTTTACACAACCCCGCGTGACCGAAGCGCCGCACTTCGCAACGTGATCATTTCGAGCGATGCCGACAAGAAGGCGAACATCGTCCTGTACAAACGCGAGAACATCCTTGAGACGGCGGCACCATATACCTCGCTGCTGCTCGTCACCGAGTATCCGCAAAGCGCAGGACTGTTTGACGTTGTTTTCGATCCGCCGCTGTACTTCCCGCCATTGTGCGACTTCGGCTTTCTTGCCAACGTATCGGCTAGCACCGTTGACGTTTCCGTGAACATGGACATCGTGGAGTTCATTAGTCGATGATCAAATGTTGCGACATGAATTCCGGCAAGCTGAAAGAGCCGGTGACGTTCCAGCGCCGCACCTTGACCAGCGACGGAGCAGGAGGCCAGACGGAATCATGGGCAACTGTTTCTGGCGCACCGACTCGCGCCTATGTAATGCCAGTTG